TCCCGCATGGTTGTCATCCAAATAGTCATTTGCATCGTACCTGGACTCGAAACCTGCCATCAGGAGCGTGTAATTATAGCTTCCTTCACGCTCAAGATTTGTGATATTTTTGCATTCCCCGGCAAGCTTTTCCGCCGTGGAATCAGAAGTAATTTTAAAGTCGACGTCCTTCAGGCATCCGGTGCAGTCCTGTTCTGAAAATGTACATTTTCCAAGTAACGAGTAATCAATATCTGGAAAGCAACCCTGAGCGTTAACAGCGGCAATCTCGTTCCAACTGAAACTGCTGTAAAGCAACTTATCATCCATATCGTAAACCGAATACGGAACTGTGCGGTTCATATATTCAAAAGGATAATCACCATAGTCTATAGCGTAAGCATGAAAATCAACTTCCGGATTTTCGATGTCGTAAATATGAATATCAAATGCCTGGGAGTAGACAACGATCTTGCCCTCAAACATAAGAACTTCAGGATACTCAGTAATATCATACGCCTTATAAGAGTACATATAACCCGGCTTGACAAGAACAGTATTTGAACTTGATTCAGCCAGTTTATCTGGCAGATCAAAAAAATCAAAACGCACCTCGTGACCGTTTAACGGGTTATGAGTAAATTTCTGAAAGACGTTAAAATAGTATGGAGGCGGCGGGCACTCCGAAAGCCCCGGAATGCAAATCCTGCTCGCTCCGGTGGCGTATGGATCACGCCCGGTGCTGCTCGCCCAGAGAAGCGGAGTGAACCCGAAAAAATACACAACTCTTGTATCGTTATCACACACACATTCAAAATACGGAGGGTCAATCCACAAGTCAGTGTCAGGATCATATTCAGTCAAATCCAGCGCGTCCCACCCGGCATTTGTCCAGCCGATGGTGTAGTCGCCAAGTCCCGCCCAGAACGGAAAAACCTCCGAAATGCGCGGAAAAATAAATTCCATGCACGGGCAGGAATCACACAGCATCGGCAACCCCTCATGTTTCATTGCAAGGTTTTCTTTCAGCCACAATTTCATAATAAAAGTCCCATTCTCCACTCATTCTTCATTCTGCATTCTTCATTCTGCATTCTTTAGCATTCCCCCCAGATTATTCCGTACATCACGCCGAACTGCTGTTGTGTAATTTTTGTAATTTTAAGGTTTTCTTCATCCCAGTCGATGATTGCGATCAAACCTTTAAATGTGCCAGATTCCGGGGCCGGAAATTCAGACGCGCTTTCGAGAACCGGAGCGCCGACATTCTCGCCGTCATAGGTAGATTTCAGATAAAGATAGCTGACACCAGTGATCGGAATTTCCATTTCCGGGACTTCAAAAAGCGTGCCGTTTATCAGGGCATAACCGGCAGTAACTTTAACTTTCTGGGTTTCTTCTTCGCTGGCGTTCGTGACCGCGAAATACCCGTCGTAAATGAACCCGGCAGAGGAAGCTCCCAGCAGGATAACCGCCCATTTGTTTCCGTCAGTTCCTGACTCTTTCCACAGAATGCGGATCGAACCCGAATCTGAAGATTTCAATCCATCCTCGTCGAGTTCAGCAAATTCATGTTCCTCGCTTTCGACGTTGATTTTTACCGGAGTTATCCCGGAGATCATTGCGAGACCACAATGGTTCTTTTTTATCGGCCGTTGCAATATCCCGAAGGGATTACTGATCTCATCCATGATGAGTTCGAATATTGGGAGATTATTTCTGAATTCCTGTTCGTTGTCTTCGGGCTTTATTACCAGGTCTCCAAGAGAAACTACAGTAAATTGAGCCAGGTCCTGATCGGTACCATTCCGCACCAGCACAAACCCAGACTTCGTATCACGGTTTGGAGTCTGACTCGATAAATCAGCCTGTCTCTGCTTCACATAAACAGCGGCGTCGATGAAGGAATTCCACGTATTCGCCTGCGGTTTAAATCTTTGTCCTGTTGTTACCTTGTTCATCTACCCAGTCCTAGTGCTCCGAAATTTGAAATCATATAAACACGCTCGATGTATACGGCTATGGGTTTCTTGACGATAGTTTTCTTGTCGTCATCAACTTCATCGGCGTAGCGAACCCACATGTAATCCCATCCGTATTTTCTGCTTACGCTTATGCTGCCCACACTGAAATTTGATCTGTTGGGCGATACGGCAAATTTGTATGTAACCTCCCAGAGGGAGCTATCGCCCCTTTTGTTTCCGTTCGCGCCCAAAAACAGAACTTCCCCGGCGCTGTATCCACGGAATGACCCGTTATTCATTGTGCCGGTGATTTTGGCCACGCCTTTCTTATAGGAAGTAGTGAATTTGCTGTCCTTCAGGTAGTGTGTTTCAGCAAAGTTCGATACTGGCTGGACTATGTCAACACCCGCCACTTTCTCCCCGTCATAGCCGATCGCGCCGCCAAGATCGGGAGCGTCGGACGGGTATTTCCCCACAGTGTCGATTGACTGTGTGATATGCTGTGTCCCGCCGCCCGTATCGAATGAATATGCAGGTTCCGATTCATCATCCAGATCCTGCGAAGAGCCGCTGTCGGTTTCACGGTACTGCACCACAACCTTGAAGGTGCTTTCATTGATGCGTTCATCTATCTCCACGGACTCAAGAGCAAGCCCGTTAAAGCTTGCAGAAGCTTCCTGGTAAACTGCCTGAACAGCATCCTCTTCACTCCCGGCGTCAAACACAAAATACGGGACCTCCGCGGTGGTGTAGTTCCCCGAACTGTTCACCGCCTGAGTCCTGTCAAAAAATGCCTGTTCAACTCTTATCATTTCGTTTCACTCCATTCAGACTTGAGGTTCCAAAAAAATTGTGGTAGTGATTGACAAAATGTCCTATATATGGTACAATAAAAAAAGAAAGGAACGCTTATATGTGGCAAATTTTCTACTACAACACCAAAGTTAAAAAAGAAACTGATAAATTGCCTGTTGGCATAAGGGCTTCTTATAGAAGAATAATTGGCTATATGCAGGAGTATGGTCCTAACTTGAGGATGCCATATACACGCTCTTTGAAAGGTGGACTTTGGGAAATAAGAGCAAAAGGAAAAGAAGGGATTGCCAGAGTTTTTTATATGACCGAACATAAAAAGAAAATTATAATCTTGCATAGCTTTGTAAAAAAATCGCAGAAAACTCCTAAAAAAGAACTTGATATTGCCAGAAGGCGATTGAAGGAGGTTAAAAATGATTAAAGAAAAATTTAAACCGGTTGAATATGACCATGATGCAACTCTTAAAAAAGAGTTGAAAAACCCTAAATTCAGGAAAGAATACGAAGCTCTCGAAGATGAGTTTGCCCTGCTTGATACATTTTTGAAAGCCCGTAGGCATGCACATATGACCCAGGAAGAAGTGGCTGAAGCAATGCATACCAGCCGTTCTACTGTGGCTAGAATAGAATCAAGTGGCGGTTCTAAAAAGCATTCGCCAAGTTTGCACACCTTGCGCAAATACGCTAGGGCTGTAGGTTGCAAACTTAAAATTGATCTTGTTCCCATAAAATAAATTCCTACTCGAATACCAATTCTGAAGAACCTTGCTTCTCCAGTATCTGGTTGGTTTTCTTTGTATTTTTCTTAATGCCTTCAGTGGCTTTCGCGGTGCGTTCGGCGGCGTTTCCGGAAGAGAGGGAACGTGCGGCCTCAGCATAAAATGAACCTGAAACTTCAACTTTGCTCTTGACTACGGCAAGCTGAGAGGATGCTCCTTTCATGGCCTCTTTTATCTTTTCAAGATCGAGGCTTTTTCCGCCTTTGCCTTTTATTCTTCCGGATTCGGCTCGTTTGGATTTTGCCTCGGCAATCGCGGCCTTCCATTCCTTCCGGGCTTCTTCCAACTTCATTTTTGATTGCCCCAACTCGTCGGCGTATTCTTTCTGCTGCTGCTTGAGTTCTCCGGACAGCATGTCCCCGAAATAGTCCTCCGCTGCCCGGCGTTGTTTTTCTATCCTGGCAATTTCATTTTTTCTATCTGCTTCGACCTTTGCGAGAGCGTCATCCTGGACTTTATTTTTCTGAGAAGTCTCAAGATCGACCTGAGCTTTTGCAGCCTTCACATCGAATGAATCGTCAAAAAAGCTGATGATGTCGAGCCAGCGTTTAGTCAAAAAGCCATAAACTTCGTTCCATGTCTTGATAATGCTTCCGGTGAATTCACTCCAGAAACTGGACAGGAAACTGACAGTATTTACCCAGCTTTTTTTCAAATCGGCCCAGGTGTCGTTAATGATCCCGAGTGTGCCATAGAAAATCTCGGTTGTCATTCTCTGATACCAGGTTTTGAACCCGACCCACAGCGTTTTGAGGAAGTTGATGCCTTTCTGCCATGCAACCTGGAGGGATTTCCACAGAATATTCGCGGCAAGCGAAAAATCCCCCGCCATCATTGCGTCTTTTATGGCCTGAAATGCTATACCAGCGGTATCCTTTAATTCTGTAAATTTATCCCCGAGCCAGCCCAACATCTTGCCACCAACTCCGGTATAATAAAGAATACCTGCGCCAAGCCCCGCAACTGCTACAGTTACTAATCCAATAGGAGATAAAATTGCCGCCAGCACGGTTCCCAAAATGCTGATCGCAGTCCCCACTCCGGCAATTATCGAAGCTATGCCTCCAAACACAAACGCAACTGTCTGTCCGATGACTCCGATAACCACAAGTACAGCTCCGACAGCCGCAATAGCACCCACAATTTTCAGGGCAGTTTTTATCACCTGCTTGTTATTGGCAATCCACTCACGGATCATTCCCATGTATCTGACGACAGTTTTTGAAATGTCTTTAATAGAACCTGACAACGCCTCTCCAATCTCAACAAAAATAGCTATCCCGGCCTGTTTCATCCTGGCTAATGCAAGCGACAAAGTTTTGCTCATTTTGCCATATGCGCGGTCTGCCGCTCCGGTGCGGTTTTTCATAATTTCCATATCTTTGGCAAATCCCTCCATTCCCTGAATCGCCGGAAGCACACCACGGATCGCACGCCTATTCGGGAAAAGTTTGCTGATGGTATCAGGGGGCAATTTGGATATTTTTTCAAAAACTCCCTGCAATCCCAGGCTTTTGACTGTGGCTGATGAAAGCTCAAATCCGAGTTTTTTAGCGTACTTTGCCGCGTCATCCGTGGGCTTGAGAAATGTGGTTATAATTGCATTTAGAGCAGTGATGGCGTTTTCCGTTCTTATACCCCGCCTAGTCATGGTAGCGATGGCCGCTCCGAACTCCTCCATGCTTACTCCGGCAGAAGCGGCGGTAGTCGCAACAAGCCCCACAGATGGAGCAAGTTCCGCAAAGGTAGTTTTTCCTTTCCGGACCACAGAAAATAACCAATCTGAAACATCACCCGCTTTTTCAGCCGACAATCCATACGCATTTAAGATGGTAGTTATCGCGTCGGCAGCCACACCAGTGTCCGTCATTCCGGCCTTTGCAGCTTTTGCTGATACGCCAAGAACATACAGTGCCTTTCCGGCAGGAATCGAAGCAGAAAGTATGTCATATAATCCCTTAGCAAGAGTGTCTGTACCTTCACCAAACTTAACAGACATCTGGGTTATACCACGCCTGAAGTTACGCATATGCTTTTCAGGCTGATCGAGCATCGTAGAGACATTCGCCATTTCCTCTTCGAAATCGGCTGCCGCTTTGACACCAAGGGCGAAGGGAGCGGCCAGGATAAGACTTGTTGCAAACAGTTTTTTCCCAATGTGGGCAACTGAAGTGCTGAACGCTTTCAGTCTTTTTTGGGCAGCAGTGAGCCCCCCGACAAGTTTATTGTCCTGCATAAAAAGCTCGACATACGCCGCACCTGCTTTAATATTTGCTGATGCACTCATTTTATTATTCTGTTTTCCTCTTTTTTAACTTCTCACTCGCAAAGCGAGTTACTTCGCTCCGGGCCGTGCCCGGTCAACGAACACGTCTTTTAAGACTCTCAGCCCTTTTCCGCGCAGGATTGTCCTGGGTTTCCGCTCATGCGGATTGAGTTCCTTCGGTTTCACTGCCCTCTGTTTTTTAGGATCGCGATTGACGTTGATGATCAGCGCTAGGACAGCCGAAGTATGGTTCCAGTTGTCCCTGCTTTTCGCCTCCGCCATCGCCAGGAGCTCCCGCAAAGTCAGCGGGTCCGGGTTCACTCCTGCGATTCCGGCAAGCTCCCAGAGAAATCTGTAATATCCTTCAGAATCCCCTCTATTTTTTTGTCGAACACAGGACTGTCCAGGTACTTTTCCGCCGTTTCGTTTGCCTGTTTCTCCGTCTGTTTGAATTTTTCCACCACTTTGCGAAGCACCCGGCGCTTCGCTTCGGGGAAAAAATCCACAAGCTCCTCCAGCAAGGCAACGGTCGCATGCTCGATGGCGTCTCCTGCCATCGCCTGTCCGAATTGCTCGTCCGTGATATTCTGTTTGTCCGCCTCCGGCTTGCAAATCGCGTAAATTACGTCGCAGAGAAGTACTGGATCGGTCGCCAGTTTTTGGATGAGATCGTTCTCCACCGCATCCATGAGATTCACATTGAGTAAGGTTTTTACCCGTTTCATCGCGGCGATATTCACCGCCAGTGTCCATGTCCTTCCCGCATTGTCTTTAAATGTTTTCAAAGTTTTATCCTCCAATTTTTAAAACCTTTTTATTTCAACCCCGAAGCAAAGCTGAGGGAGATTGCCTCCCAGTGCTACTGGGGCTCCTTCCAGGCAGGGGCGCGGGTTGAGTAAGTGGGCTTGGCGGTTACCGAAACGCTCATTGCCTCTTCAAGCGGCTCTTCCCGTGAAAACGAGGTGATCGCGAAGTCGGCATCCAGTCCTTCGCCGTCTGTATCGTCGAGAACAGCGAGTGCAATCGGGGTTCCATTCAGATAGGCACTTTTTATCGCGGTAAATCCCGCATCATCTGTGTCCCAAATCATTGCCCACTCGATTGAAGCGTCCTTTAAAGCGGCCACTGTCGCACGCCATCCGCTATTTCCCCTGGTGGTGACATCCGCCTCCGAACTTTCGAGATTGAGAGTCACATCTTTTGCGTTTTTGAGCTCATTTGAAGCCGTGCTTCCGGCATCGCCGTAGTACAGCTTCCCTTCTAATCCCAATTTATACATCTTTAAAAACCTCCGGTTTTTGAATTAATAATTAAGAATTAAGAATGCAGAATATTTATCTTTTCACTTAATACTATTTGCCCATAATTTTGAAATTCTGTTCTTGCTCTTTTCGAGAGCCGGGCCCATAAATGGCCTGGCCGGATACCTTTGTTTTTTATATTTTCCGCCGAATTCGTGTGCCATTGCCGACCTGCCAACAACTGTGAATGTTGGGCCAATAAGCACACGTTCCCTTTGCCTGTCCACCGCATACCTGAGCGATCTTTTGAGCTGCCCTTTCCGAGTGTGCGGTGGCTTTCCTTCTTTTGAAGGATTTTTACTTCTGCGTATGCTTCGTCTGGCTGTAAGCCTGATTGAAGCACCGGCATGTCCGAGGTTTCTATACGAGGCTCTTTTAGCCGCGTTCCGCACACGTTTCGGATGAAAATTCCACCTGACCCTGAATCTGATCACGGCAGCACCTTGAATGTTAGAGTTACCACACTTGTGAACTGATGAAACTGCCGCAGATGCTCGGGATCATAGATCGGGTCATTTTCCTTCTTTACACAGATCGCGGCGGGATACCCGACAAGCCGCTCTGCTTTAAACAATGCCGCCATGTCTTCGACAAGCTTCAGAAGATATCCCAGTTCGGAATCATCCCTTATTTTCTTCTGGATGCCGATATCAATCTGGACTTCATCAATTGTGTGAGTCCGCGTTCTCTGCATAATCTTCCATCCCTTCGGGACAACCGAGACTTTCAGTGTCTTCAGGGATTTGAGATCATACACAGGCAGAAGCGTCCGTTCCGCGGCAAGCCCCGGGACCAGATGCGCGTCATTGATTTTTACCACAACAGCATCGGATATATTTATTACTTTCGACACTGATTACCTCACTATGCTTGCGATTATTGAACCAATCGCCGCGAGAAGTGCGAGGATCGCCGCACCCGCAGAAGTAAGGATCGTCCGCCTCATTTCCTCTACAGGCTGACACGGCGGATGATGGTGGATATTGGGGTCTGATATATGCATTTTAAGCATGCCCTTTAATTCTGCGATGTCCCTTCTAGCCTCATTTACAACTATCCAAAGATCACGCTGGTCCTTATTTTCATTTCCATTAGGCATATCACTTATCTCCCTTGAATAAACCGAAAACCATCTGCATAGGTTTTTTGGATTTCTTCTTTTTGGGCGACGCGTAGCTTCTGAAATGCTGGCGGACCAGGACAAGTTTCCTTTTGCCAGTGACCTCGCTGAATTCACCATAAACCGAATCGGAAGTTACTAAGTCGATGGTTTCCTGTTGCCTGCGGATTATTTCATTACATTGGTCTATCTTGGCTATGGCTTTTTCAAAAAGTACAAGAATTTTTTCCGCGCCCGCAAGCGGATTAATAGCACCGCCATTGTGGAAGTAATTGTAGAGTGCCTGGTAGCATTCTCTCTGGTACTTGATAATTGCATCCCGCTTTTTCCCTTTGTATCTTGAAGCCGGAACCTTGAAAAGCCAGCCGTTGAGATATTCCAATGGAAGGCAGATCATTTCACGCTGTTTTCCGTCCTCGGCAACTATTCCCGTAATGGGAATGGTTGAACCCGAAAGTACCGGATCACGATTGATTAATTCATATTGTTTATGCCAATCCAAACCCAGCGCTTTGACAATTGGTTTCATGGCAACGAACTGCTTTGAGTTTTTCTCGATGACGAGAATATCATTTCCGTAAAACGGGACTTTGATTATTTCTCTTTTTTTCGACATAATTATTCCTTTCCTGTC